CCCAGGGTTGAAAATTCACCAAATATGATGCCTGTTGCACTGATAGAAGTTTCTGCAACTTTGTTGATGATTGCAACAACCGCATACAGTGCAGCAATGATTGCTATGATGATTATTAAAATCCATGTAACAGGTGAAGCTAACAAAGCTGCATTAAACCCATACTGTGCAGCTGTTGCTGCTGCTTTTGCCATTGCTTCTTCCCGTTCGGCAGCTGCAAGTGTTGTATTAGCAGCAGCTGCTGCATATGCCTTTACCGCAGCAATGCCTTTTGCTATATTACTTATCATTTCAAGTCCATTAGTAATTGCCAAATAACCTGCATAAAGACCAAGTGCAGCAGCCACACCATAAATCACTGGTGCAAGGATTGACCAGTTATCATACATGAAGTCACCAACCGCAGCAACCAAATCAAAAATCCAAAGGACAACACCACCAACAACTACCAGGGCATTTGTGACCCCATCTGCCAATTGATTGAACCTTTCCGAATTGGCAATTTCATTCATCTTGGTCAGTATCGGTTCAAATGCCCTTAATGCTTTGTTTGAAATGTTTGTCCACACCTGACCAAAGGTCATTGGCATTTGTGCAAACCTTGCATCCGTATCTTCCGCTGCTGCCAGCATTGCATTTTTGATAACTTCAGCTGAAAGTTCACCTTCCGCAGCTAAATCACGAATCTGACCAATATCTACCCCCAAGTAATCAGCTACATTTTGCAGAATATTTGGTGTATTGCTAAATACCGAATTCAAGTCTTGACCACGCAGCACCCCACTGGAAAGTGCCTGTGTCAAGTTGTACATAACAGATTCCACCCCTTGTGCATCAGTTCCAGCTATTACAAAGGATTTGTTCAGCTGTTCAGCAAAAGCTATCAATTCATCATTATTAGCGAATGCTTTACCTGCTTGCATACCAAGCTTTGAAACCACATCAGCTGTCTGTAAGTAACTTGCCCTTGACCTCTGTGCAGAAGCAAATATCTTATCTTCCAGTTCCTTGACAGAACCGCCATCATCAACAATCATGCTTAACCTTGCATTGGTTTGTGCCATGGTATCTGATAAATTAATTGCTTTTCTTGCTGTTTGAACAGACAGGTAAGCAGCAGCCATTTTCTTGATAGATGACAATAACTTATTACTTTGAGAAGCACCATCATTCAATGATTGATTGAACTTTTCCTGTTCTTCTACATTTCGCCTGATATTTTCTGCTGCTTCATTCAGTTCAATGTTTGCTGCATTGACCTTTTCCCTGACAGCATCAAAATCCATGCCACTAAGTGAAGCATCCGCTGATGATTGCAGGGATTCAAAAGCACTGATGGTCATGTTTATTGCCTGTGTCATATGAAGCATAGGGGATGTTACCTGGTCAATTAGGTTTATAGCTGTTCTTATTGTTGCCATACTTTTTCCACCACCTTTCTTTAAGTTTTTCTATGACAAAAAGCAGCTTGTGCCTTTTGAAATATTCTTTCTGAACAGACCGCCTTTTGATTTCCCACTGGATGATGCAGTCTGTTAATTCTGCAATCCTGCTTTTATCGGGATTTTGCATCTGCTTCTTTGCATTTAATGATAAAGCAGCAAGTTCTTCATCAGAACGCTGCATCAGGCAGGAAATAAGACCAATGATTGCATCACAGTATTCAGTTTCTTTGTTGACATACAACCGCCCATCTTCGGTCAGTGCTGCATAGTTGTTGCAGTCATCTTTTTCATCCAGGAAGCGCAACCCATCAATCCAGTTCATCCGAACATGCCCAAAATTGACTGCCCAAAGATTTTTGTTGACCATTTCAATATTTGGATTCATGACCTTTGCACCCCTTCCAAATTAACTGATGAAGGCTGAAATATCAGTCAAAGCTGCATTGTGAATTCTGTGTAATTGTTTTATGCTATAATTCATTTGGTCTGCAATTTCTTCCCACTTCATAAAATTGATGTATCTGTATAGAAGGACAAGCCTTCTGTTCGGATTTTCGACCTGATAAATTTTTTCTCTAATTTCCATTTTTAGTTCCATCAATTGCACCATTTCCTCATCAATTTTCTTTTCAAGGTCAACCATACTGTTAACATACTTGGTAAACTTTGCTTCATGGGATTTTGTTTTCTGAACTCTTTCTCGTGAAAAATCTGTGCTTGGCAAGCTTTCAGACAATACCCTTAATTCCTTTAATTCTTCAATTTTACTGTTTATCAGTTCATTTATCTTAAATGCTTGTTGTAAATACCGTTTGGCTTTCATTTGTTGCTCTGTACGCATTAAACCACCCCTTTATTTGAAAAACTGTGAAAGGAACTTTTGCAGCTTATTTTCAAGAATCCTTGGTGCATCAGCTTCAAGTTCCTGTTCTGAAATAGTCAGCATAAACACCCCTGGAACCCAACCCTTATGGTCAGGTGTCCTGTGTCCAAATTCAACATAGGATGCATAATGAACAGGGTTTATAATTTCCACCTGGTATTCATTGCCGACCTTCCTTATAGCAAGTGAATTTGCATATGTCGCAGCATTTGCACCATTGCCAGTGCCATTCATTGCTTCTTCTTCGGTTTTCGCTGTCCAACCCCTTCTTAATGTACCGCCACTTTTTCCTGTATGGGGTGTGAATGATACCTGTTTCCCATCCTTTGTGATAAAGTTGACAGGCTTATCATATACACCTGTGGGTGTCCTTTTTATAACCTTTGCAAGCAACCTTGCAGCAAGTTCCTTTGCACAGGATTCAAGGAATTGCTGAACTTGATTTTCTTGTAGCTGTTCCAAATCATCCCTGAATTTTTCAAGTTGCTTGATGTCAACTTTTAATGACTTTCCCATATCCGAAACACCCCCCTTGATTGAAAATTTATCGAACAATAAGTTCAAACTGCTGAAAATACTGGTTTATTTGCTGCTTTTGTTACTATCCTGTTACTAATAACCAAGGGAACAAGGCATTTTGAACCTGTTCCCTTGACTTTTTGAAAGTTAATTTTCAAGTTGAAGTTCAAGTTGAAGTTTCTTTTCCAGAGTGTTTTCATCACCTTCACCATTGTTTTTGTTCCAAATTCTATCAAGCTTTTCAGCATATTCCAGGATATACTTTTCATCTTGCATTTCCTGGTTTCCATCCACGAGAGTTGAATACATCTGCTTGTTGAATATGTACATTTGCCCTTCTGAACGGGGGTGCAGGAACAGATTATTTGCCATGGTTTCAATCTCATTGAACAAGTTCAACACAGCTTCCATCTGATTCAGCTTACCAAAGGTTCTTGGGAAAGTGGTATTGCCAAATGCATCAACCAAAGCCTTTTTCTTTGCAATGACCCTTTTGAACAGCAGCATTTGGTCATAGTCATCAAGGAAATCTTTCAGAATAAGGTAAGCAACTTCATCTGTCAGGTCATCATCTTCAAGTGTCAGAAACTGCAATGCATTTGAAACCTTTGCAGCAAAATCAGGTGACCTTTCTGCCTTCTTAAAGTATTCAGGCAGCATTTCCTTTTTTGCTGCTTCAATGACTGCCTTCAACTTCTTGTTTAGCAGGGAATCAACCAGTTCTGCTTCTTTCCTTGCATCAGCAAATTCCTTCTGTACCTGCTCACTGATAAAATCCTTTTTGTAGGTATTCAAGCCACCTGGTGAATAAAACTTCTCAATAGTTGCCTTCATTGTAGCATTCATATTGTCAGTGTTTTCCCTGTGTGCCTGGATAAGTTCTTCAATTTTCTTTTTAAGTTCAAGTGCCATTCCAATCATCCTTTCTAAACTTTTTCTTTTCCTTCCGCTTCAAGCTTGCGGTTAAGTTTTTCAATCATCTTGTTGATTTCCTGGTCATGCTTCTGCTTGGTTTTGACCATCAATATCATCCGTTCACCGTCTGATAGGCTGACCTGCCTTAATCCACGCTGTTTGACCTTTGAATTTCTTATCTGTGCCAGGTCAGCTTGTTTTGCCTTGATACGCAGCAATATTTCATCAATCTGTGAAATGATTTCATCAGGCATGAGTATCACCACCAGTCTTGAATATTGCATTCAGTGCAGCCATGCAGTATTCAAGTTCCTGCTGATTCTGATTGATTCTTTCATCTTTCAGTTCGCCAAAGTCACCAGGGTAAGCAGCAGTAATGCCATCAACCAGTTCAGCCATTTCACGATAATTTGTATTGATTTTCAGCCTTTCCGCTTGGACTGACAGCAGCAGGTCACGCATCCGTTCAATTTGTGCCTTGGTCATGGGTAGGTAATAGTCAAGAACCTTCTGCATCAGCTTTTGAAGCTTCTGCTTGTCACCATGTGCTTTCTTTATTTCCGTTTCAACTTGCTTCCTGAACTTGTCATTTCCTTTCACCTGTGCCACCATCCTTCATAAAATTTATTGCCCAATAAGTTCAAACTGTTCATTTTACTTGCTTTTTCAGTGATTGTGTCACTAACCTGTTACTATCAGTCATCTTCATCATCCAAATCATCATGGATGACCACAGGGATTGCCCCTTCAATTTTCAAGTTGTCAGTTGCTTTGAACCCTGCTCTATCAAGAATATCTTTAGCAGCCAAAAACCTAACCATTTCACTTTTAGCATTCAGAAGGTTTGTTTGCGTCTTGAATGCTTTAGCAGCTAACGCCTGGATGCTTATTCTAATAAGTGTATCAAGTTCATTGGTGAATTCAGTGTTCCTTTTCCACCTTGAAATGGTTTCTTCTGAAACATCAATCCGCTTTGCAATTTCCCTTTGTGTTAATTCGCCCATTGCCATCAGTTCAAGGCATTTTTTCTGCTTTTTGTTCAACATATAACCCCCCCTTTGTTTGACATTTTTTGATTTTATTGCAGTGCCTTTATGATGGGTTTCAACTGTTCATCATTCGTCAGATTCTTGAAAACCTCATCTGGTAAGCAAGCTTGAAGGATAAGCAATGCTGCCCTTTTTCTATTTACTTCATAATCACCAAGTAAAACTGCCACTGCATTTATAATCATTTCTTGTTCAGTCATACTCACACTTCCTTTCTTTTTAGGGTGTCCGATTTGTCCGAATACTTCTTTTTAGGGACTCCCGAATCTCCCGATAATCATTTTTAGGGTGTTAGAAATGTTAGGATACCAAGTTCTTCAACC